ACAAAAACCTTGACCCCCGGGGGGATTGACCGAGAAATTTCTGGGGAGCAAAACCAGACAAGATCAAACCTTGACCCAGGGGGCTTGACATGAAGCGCCTATCGGCCAAGCAGGAGCGATTCATAGAGGAATTCGTGAGGTGCTGGAACGGAACCAAGGCCGCTGAGTACGCCGGCTATAACCCGGACAGCGCGCGCAAGATCGCAAGCGAGCTTCGCAACCATCCGAAGTATCGACACGTTCAGATCGCCCTGGCCAAGAAGATCAACGAGGGCAAGGAGAAGCGGGAGATCGAGTATGCCGCTCAGACAGAGGCTCTGATGCAGGCCATTCGATTCGACCCCTCCCAGACGCGCCACCCAGTTACTGGCGAGTGGCTATCTCTACACGAGCTAGACCCAGACGTGGCCCGACAAATCGTGTCCGTCCAGGAGAACGAGTACCAGAACGACGGACAGAGCGGCCGTTCCGTTTCGATGAAATTTGCGAACAAGCTCGAGGCGGTGAAAATCCTTGGGAAGCACAATGGATACTTCGCCGCTGGAACTTCTGCTGGCGAGCATACTGCCTATCGCGACGCGCGAGAAAACCTCTCTCGCATGTTTGATCGCGTCAAACGACGAGCTGAAGGCCCAGCTCCTGGAACTCCTGACGCCGGAGGAGGAGGCTAGCCTCTGGTACTCCTGGTGGTTCCACGCCAGGCCGGATCAAATGCTGCCCGAGGGGAGCTGGCGATGCTGGTTCCTCTGCGCCGGCCGAGGGTTCGGCAAGACTAGGAGCGGCGCTGAGGCCGTCCGCCAGCTGGCCACCGAGAACCCGGGCTGCCGAATCGCCCTTGTCGGCCGGTCCTTTGACGACGTGAAAAAAGTTATGGTGCTCGGCGAGTCCGGCCTGCTGGCGATTCACCCGCCAGACGACATGCCGCACTGGAGCCCGACCAACAAAACCGTGACCTGGGCAAACGGGAGCGAGGCGTTCGTCTACACCAGCGAGGCACCGCGCCAGTTGAGAGGACCGCAGTTCCATTTTGCCTGGGCCGACGAGGTGGCCGCCTGGAAATTCGTGGGCACCGGCGACGACGACGACACCTGGATGAATCTCCAGATGTGCTGCCGCCTGGGAGACCACCCGCGGATTATCGTGACGACGACACCGCGGCCGCTGAAATTCATCAAAGATCTGGCCGCCAAGAGCGACACGTACTTAACCAAGGGGCACACTTTTGCCAACCGTGCCAACTTGCCGGCCGTCACACTGCAGGCCCTGCAGGACGAATACGGCCCGTCCAGGATGGGCGCCCAGGAACTTGGCGGAGAGATCATCGACGCAAGCCATGGCGCCCTCTGGAATATGAGCCTACTCGAGTCCCTGGTGGTCCCCTGCATGATGGTTGCCCCCGCCCGTGCGGCCGTGGCCATCGACCCGGCCGAGGAGTACGGCAGCGACAACGACGAGACGGGGATCATGGTGGGCGCCGTGGGGCTGGATGGCCTGGGCTACACCCTGGAGGACCTGAGCGGGAGACACGCCCCCGAGACCTGGGGAACCATGGCCATCCAGGCCGCCGCCAGATACAACTGCCCGATCATCGTGGAGACCAACCGCGGTGGGCAGATGGCCGAGTTCGTTTTGCGAGCCGCTGCTGAGAAGCACGGATTTTTTCCTGAGATAATCGCCGTCAAAACCAAGGACGGCAAACACACCAGAGGCGAGCCCGTTGCGACGCTGGACGAGAGGAGAGCTACCAGACATGTCGGCCAGTTTCCGATCCTGCATAACCAGCTCACCAGCTACGTCCCTGGAGTATCCAAGCGCAGCCCCGACCGCATGGACGCCTACGTTATTCTCTGGACCTACCTGCTGCTCTCGCAGGAACACCGGGCCCGCCTGGGTCTCAAACCGGCAGGCTGGTAGATGCTGACCACGGGAGCGGATTGGCCGCCAGACAGATGCCGTATCGACGACTACCGCCGATACCAGGCCCTCTACGACGGCGACCACCGAGAGGCGTTCAAGGAGAAGATCGCCGCGAAGCTTTACAACCGGAGTGGAGACGGCCTAACCCGGCTGGCTCTGGACTACCCGCGAACGATCGTGGACATCCCGGCCGATCTGCTGGTGGGCGCGCCCCCGGTGATCTCCTACACGGACCCGGAGCTCAACGCCGCCTGGCAGAAGATCGCCGAGAGGAGCCGCTGGGACGCCATCCTCCTGGAGCTGGTACAAGATACCGGCATGCGCGGGGATGGCGTGATCCAGGTGCGCCGATCCGCCGAGGGCGCCATCATCGAGCCTAAACCGGCCTACTGTTATTTCCCGGTGCTGAGCCCGGACAACGTCCGGATCGTGCTCGAGGAGGCCCTGGCGTGGAGACGGCCCTGGGGCGACGAGCAGATCGTGAGGGTGGACCGGTTCATTCCTGGCGACCAGATGACCGCGCTCCGAGGCGGCCGCATCATCCGCGAGGCGTATTACCTGGACGGCACCAAACTGGGAGACCGCCTGGCCGGAGCCGCCCTGCTAGAGGTGCTCGGCCAGGGCGTGCCCGAGACGGAGGAGACCGGGGTTGAGCGTTCGACGCTCGTACACCTCCCGAACACCCGGAGCAGCAACTCTTTCTTCGGGCGAAGCGACCTGGGGGGAGGCCTTCCCACCCTGTTCGAGGAGGCCGACGAGCGGCTCTCTCAGATCGCCCGCATCCTGGACAAGCACGCCGATCCCAAGATGGCCGGCCCTGGATTAGCGGCCGGTCCGAACGGCGTCGTGAACCTGGCGGAGAGCAACTACTTCGCCCTCGGCCCCAATCAGGATGTCAAATACGTGACATGGAACGCCGAGCTCAACGCCGCCTTCCAGGCCTATGAAGCCGTTAAAGACGAGATTTTCCGACACTCCCAGATCTCGCCGCTTCTGGCGGGATACGTGAACGGGGCGAGCTACGACAGCGGGCGCGCCTACAAAATGCAGCTGGCCCCGACGCTAGCCAAGACCATGCGCAAGGGGCTCTACCTGGATGCCGCCTGCCGCGAGATCGTGCGCCTGGCCGTGGCGCTCGAGCTAGACCGGAGCTACGCCGAGACACCGGCGCCGAACATCCGCTGGAGAGACGGCCTGCCTAAGGATCTTCAGGAGATGGCCCAGACCAACGCCACCCGGATCGCTAGCGGCACGCTGAGCCGACTGTCCGCCGTGATGCTAGAGATGGACTGCGACGAACAGACCGCGGCCGCCGAATTGGCGGAGATTGAAGCAGAAGCTTTGGGGGCTCCCCCGCCCCCAGAAATACAAACGACCCCAACGCCTGAGAGCCCGGTTTCCCCGGGCTCTTTTGCTGATGGGAGTGGAGTGACCGCGTGAGCGACCCAACCCCGGCGCCGGCCGAGCAAAACACGGATCCCGCACCTAGCGGAGAGGCCCAGAGCGGGCCTGCGAGAGAGACCGACAACTCTACCCAGGCGGAGCTGAGGATCCTTCGCAAACAGCTCAAGGACGCCCAACAGAGGCTGTTAGCTCACGACCAGGCCGCCGCTGACAAGGCCAAGGCCGAGATGAGTGAGATCGACAGATACAAGAGCGAAGCCGAGCAGTACCGGAAGGCGGCTGAGGAGACTCAGAACCGCTTCCTGGAGTCGCAAAAACACAACGCCTTCCGGCTGGCTGCACAGCAGGCCGGAGCCGTAGATGTGAACGCGGCCCTGAAATTGGCAGACCTCTCCACGGTCGACTTCGACGGGGACCAGGTGATCGGCGTTGACGCCGCCCTGAAAGCCCTGAAAAAGGCGAGCCCTTACCTGTTTGGCGTGGCACCGACACCCGCCGCCAGCAGTGGCGGGAACCCCTCCTCCGGCGCGCCTTCTGTAGCCCCGGCTGACATTCGCAAAATGTCCCGAGCCGAGCTCAAGGAGTTCGAGGCCAAGCTGGCCCGCGGAGAGATCAAACTCTAAGGAGACACCACCATGTCGATTCAAACCACGGCAACCTCCGGTCTTTCCGACACCATGAAAACCATGTACGGGACCATGCTTCTGCAGGAAGCCGAGCCCGTTCTTCTCCACGCCGCTTTCGGTATGCCCGGGCGCGTTATGCCCGGCAACGGTAAGATCGTCGAGTGGCGCCGCTATGCCGCGCTGGCGACCAAAACCGGAACCCTGACCGAGGGCGTGACCCCCAACCCGGACGATCTCTCTCTGACCAAACTGACCGCTACCCTCGAGCAGGTTGGCGCGTTCGTTCAGATGAGCGATCTACTCCAGCTGACCGCATACGATCCTCTGTTGGCCGAGACCGCTCGCCTGCAGGGCGACCAGGCCGGCCGTACCTATGACTATCGCATCCGCGAGGTCCTGAACGCCGGCACGGCTGTTCGCTACGCTGGCGGCCAGAGCGATCGTACCACGATCACTGCGTCGCACGTGCTGACTGCAACCGACGTCAAGAAGGCCGTGCGCGCCCTTGAGCGCAATAACGCCCGCCGCTTCTCCAGCCAGGGGAATCGGTTCGTCGGCCTGATCCACCCGTCGACCAAATACGACCTGACCGCCGACACTGCCTGGACTACCCAGGTAAACAACGGCGGAGTTCCCAACGTGGACGAGCGATTTGCCGCCTATTTCGTGGGCGACATGTACGGCGTCCGCTGGTACGAGACCACCCATGCGGGAGTGTTCGACGGCGAGGGCTCCGGCGGAGCCGACGTCTACAGCACTGCAATCCTGGGAGAGGGCGCCTATGGCGTCTACACCCTGCAGGATCTCGAGTACATCGTGAAGCCCCTCGGCTACGGTGATGACCCTCTCAACCAGCGCTCCAGCGCCGGCTGGAAGGGATCGTTCATCTCGAAGATTCTCAACGACGAATTCCTGGTCCGCATCGAGCACGGCGTCACCGCCTAACCGACACGGACACAACCTGGGCGGCGCCCTGGAGACGGGGCGCCGCTTCCATTTGGAGGCAAACACCTGTGGCAGTAGAGACCAAAAATCCCGAGCACGAGGCCATGATGCAGCAGATGGCAGACGGATCTTATTTCAAGATTCGCTTGTCCGAGAACCCTGCAGGGGCTGACCAGAAATGGGGCCCGCAATACGTGGCTATCAATGATTACGGGGTTCGAATCCCGCGCTCCATGCCGGGCGAGAACAAAGATGTGATCGTGGCTGACGTGCTCATGAAGGCCTTGCTAAAGGCCGCTGAGACCCGTCCCGAGATCCTTGTTCAGCACCTCGGAGTCCTTAGCGCCGAGCAGGCTCATGAGGAAAGGCTCCTGGGGCACACGCCGGTCTATCCCGCCAAGGTCGCGCCTTCGAGTATCTCCGCGCCTGCGGATACCAAACCGAAAGGGAAATAACCATGGATTACAGCGCAGTAAAAGACCAGGGAGTCAAAGACATTCTCGACGCCATCGAGTGGCGCCACAAGAACCAACTATTGGGAGATCCTGGAATCGCCCCCGGCACCGATGCCGACAAGATCCAGATCGCCCGGAACTTCCACTACCGCCTGCAGGGCAAGGAATACTACAAGGCCTTGGCCGACGACATCGCGTCGACCAGTCCCGCGACCACAACCTCGGTGCAGTTCCGTAAGGATATCGTCGCCATCGACTCGGCCGGCACCGTGACCCTGATTCAGGGCACCGCGGCAACCAGCCAGGCTCTGGCCGAACTCCCGACCGTGCCCAGCACCAAACTGGCTCTGGCCTATATCGAGGTGCAGAACTCGTTCACCAATGAGTCGACCGACCTCACCACCGACCAGATCAAAAAGTTCACGTCCGGCTTCGACGTGACCTACACCTAAGGAGCCTAACCAATGCCCGTCTCACTGGTCGCAACGCTAGGCAGTTCCTCGGCGAATTCGTATGTGTCCGTGGCGGACGCAGACGCCTATTTCGCCAATCTGCTTTCGTTCGATCAGTGGGACGGACTGGGCGACGAGGACACCAAGGCTCGCGCTCTGATAACGGCGACCGCAGCCCTGGACCAGCTAACATTCTGGGGTGATGCGGTGACCACCACCCAGGCTCTCAGATTTCCACGCCGTTACGTAGGCGTGAGTGACGGCACGACAATCCCCCGCCCCATCGTGGCCGCAACCTGTGAGCACGCCCTGGCCCTGGCCACCAAGGCCGCCGCAGGATTGATCGGCGAGAGTGATCGCATGGCCATGCGCGCCGAGGGCGTACTAAGCTGGACCATGGGCAACCGCTCCGAGAGCCTGGCTCCTCTGGCTTCCTCCTCCGTAGAGGCAGCCCTCACGCAGTTCAGCGGGCCGGTTCAGAGGTTCCTCCAGGGCTGGGTCCGTGGCGGATTCCAACTTGATTCGGGCCGCCGCCCTCAGGCACCAGGTGGACATTACGACGCCTATGGCCAGTGGTGGCCGTGGGAGCTATCGTGAGCCAGTACCCTCACAGCATCACCATCGCCCCGCGCACGGCTCTGACCGCCGAGGGAGACGCCACCTTCGGGACGGCAGTCACCTACCGCGCCAACGTGCAGAGCGTGCTCGTGGTCGTGACCAACACCGACGGCGAGCAGGCGAGAGCACCGGGCGCCCGGATCTTTGTTCCCGGCCGGCCCACCGTGAACATCGGCGACAAAGTTTCCCACGGTAGTAACGTTTATG